TGGTCTTCCAGCCATCAGGAGTCGGGATCGGCGTATCAAGGGCCAGCTGCTTTCCCTGCTTCTTGGGGATCTCGATATAAGCCGTGTTAAACTGCCGATAGCCATTGGGCTTTACCGTCCCGAACAGGTCCCGGATAATCTGTTCCTGCCAGTCAATCAGTTCGAAAGGATGGCCAGCCCAGGTCCCCTTGGTGTGGCATAGACTCTCGATGAAGGCTACGGCATAATCCGCCAGTTCTTTGTTGTAGGTGGAAGTTTTGGCTTTGAATTTGGTGGGTTTGTACTTTTTAAGTTTCCGCATGGGGCCTCCCTCCTTTCTGCTACAAGAAAAGGAGCCCGCAGGCTCCTTCTTTGTCCTCGCTCCTCAAAGGCTGAAGATGAAGGCGGGGATTTTTTCGTATTCACCGGTCTGGAAATCCCGTTTGGTTCCGTGGACTTCGGTCATGCCTTTCAGGGTGCATCCCAGCTGGGTGAATGCCCAGGAAACCTGGATGGCGCTGGACCAGGTGGAGGAGAAGGTGAATTCCTTCACCCCAAAGTCCCTGAAGATCTTGATGATTTCTTCCGGCTTCCGGTAGGTTCCGGAAAGGTCCAGCCGGCTGTTGCCCTGCTGTTTCATCTCGCTGTAAAGCCGCATCATGTCCCCGAAGGCTTCCCCTTCCACCCGAACTTCCTGGAGAAGATTCTGGTGGGAATCCTGGCAGGCGTCCATGGCCTTAGTATCTCCGGCTTTTTCTGCTGCATCAAACTTTCTTTCCAGCTTCTCGTGCCGTTCGTAGAATCTTTCCAGCATTTCCATCTTTGTCATTTTGTTTTCCTCCTTGTGATTGTGTACTTTACCTTTCGGCATGTGTATATATCACTCTAAACGCAGATAATAGCAAGCAAGTATACAAGAGAGAAACAGGGCCTTGCGGCCCCATTCCCTGCCTGTGGCTACCGCCTTCAGGCGGCGTTTCTCCAGGCGGAATTCCCGGTCAGGTGTTTCAAAAGGTGCAGCCGGCAGGTCTTGAATTCGTCTCCGATGAGCCCCAGCCGCAGCATCCAGCACCGGAAGGCGTATTTTTCGTTGTCCGTTTCCGTCTTTCTGGAGGAGGCTTTCTTCTGGGTCAGGGCCTGATGGGCTACCGCCAGGCAGAACTGGATGTATGCCTTGATCTCTCCGGCGTGGAGGGTGCCGTTGAAAAGCCGGAACTCGACCGTTCCTTTGGTAAAGGTGGCGTGGAGGTTAAGGCCGTGGTACCGGCTGCTGTTGTAATGGTTTTCTCTGCCAAAGGGTGCCTGGAGGTACCAGATATCGGCGAAATCTTCCATGGTCTTGGGCTGCTTTCTATTCAGTTCCTTCAGGAAGGTGTCGTCGGTCTTCCGGCAGTATCTGCCTTCCCGGATCGGGTCGATCTGGAGGGCATGGTAGATCATGTCTTCCTTGCTGGCCATCAGGTTCACCAGGTTCCGCAGGGTTTTCGGAGTGAACTTCTCGGCACCCACATGGATGTGGATCCCGCAGGAGCTGTTTACCATGGCCCCTGCTTTTCTCAGGGTCCGTACCATTTCCTGCAGCTTCGGGATGTCGTCGTAGGAAAGGATGGGGCTCACCACTTCCGTGCGGTATTCCGTGGAGGCGCTTTCAATCCGTCCGCCCACTTTTCTCTGGGCATGGATGCTGGAATCGCTCATGGCCTTCCAGGTCCGGCCCTGTTCGTCGGTGGCGGTCCAGGTGTCGTAGACTCCGCCCTGGTGGGTTCCCCAGCCTGTTCCGAAGAAACCGGCCATCAGGTTGGCAGCCTTTTCTCTCGTAATCCCCGTCATTTCCATTTCAATCCCGAAGTGCAGTGTTTTCATAATTCTCGTCATCCTTTCGCTAAGGTTGTGTGTTCTTTGGCATGTGTATATATCACTCTAAACGCACATAATAGCAAGGAATTTTGAGAATAATTATTATTTATTTTTCCAGTTTTTGGACTTCATCCACCCCATGGATCACATTCAGGTGGGATCCGTTGTCCCAATCCACCAGAAGGGACCCCATATCGTCCACACCGGTCACCGTTCCTTCCGTCCCCAAAGGCGGCGCCTGGGAATCGTCCATCCGGATCAGCCGGACCCGGGTGCCGGAAGGGTACTCGCGTTTCAGGAATTCCAGCATCTCTTTATTGGGAAATTTCATGGCATTTCACCCCATCCCGATAAGCTGCCGATCCCCTGAGGTTTTCCAGCAGGATCTTCCGGCATTCCTTGTATTCCTGTCCGATGAAACCCAGACGCAGGAGGAAGCATCGGAAGGTGTATTTCTCATTGAGCACTTCGTGCTCTTTGGCGATGATCCGTTTGGATTTCTTGGCCATTTGGCAAAGGGCTGTCACCAGTTTGGCATAGGCCTGTGCTCTGGCACTGTCTGTTCCATGGAACCAGGGGAAGGAAATCTTCCCATCTGCCCGCTGGATGGTCAGGTCGTCGGTCCCCAGTGCCTTTCTGAACAGGTTGGCCTTGGAATCCACCAGGTTTTGGAGCTTGGCAAAATCCTCGTCCGTCAGATTGTCCGGAATGGAAATGGTCAGGGTATCGGCCTCTTTCGTTTCCGGTTCTTCTGCGTATTCCGTACCATTCTGGGCCGACTCTGTTTCAGGAGTTCCTGCTGTTTCCGGTTCTTCCGCTGGCTCTGGGGATTCCTCGGCTGCCACCGTTTCCACTGGATCCGTGGTTTCCGGAGCCGTTTCCTCCAAAAAGTCCACCGGTTCTGCCGGCTTGATTCCCAGGTTCACCAGTTCCTTCACCACCTTTTGGAGAAGCTCGGCGTCTTCACATTCTACGGTTCCGAACTCCTCCACCCGAATGCTGCCGATCTGGTAAGCCCGGGTGGGAAGAAACAGGTATTTCGCCTTTGTGCATGTAATGTCGCTGATGGCCTGCACCAGTTCTTTTCTCGCTGCACCTTGTCTGTAGTATTCAACCTTCATGATTGGTACCTCCTTAGGGTATTTTGGTACTGTTATTCATCACTCTAAAGGCGAATAATAGCAAGCAAAATGTAGCCTTTCGAGCCTTTATTTTTCTATTCCCACCACTTCCTGGTAGGTGTACTCTTTCCCATCTCGGAGGACGGTTACAGTCTCGTTCTCATGGGAAGCCAGGTACCGTTTCACCGCCACATCCACGAACTTAGGTTCCAGTTCCACCCCATAGCAGATCCGGCCCAGCTGGTCGCAAGCCATAAGGGTGGAAGCAGAGCCCAGGAACCCATCCAGCACCACCCCATTGATCTGGCTGCTCAGCTTGATCAGATAGGCCAACATGGGCACGGGCTTGCTGGAAGGATGCCCAAAGCAGTCTTCTTTACTGTTCTTGATTCCATCAAACTCAAAGACCGCTTTCTGTTTCTGGTCCCCGTACCAGTTATGCTTCCCGTCTTTTCGCCACCCGAAGATGATGGGTTCCATGTTGAATTTCCAGTCGGTACGCATAAAGGGTGCCTTGGGCTTTTTCCAGATAAGGCCAGCTCCCACTTTGAAACCGGCATCCTCGAAAGCATCGTAAAAGACCCGGGCCTTCATGGTGGCGTAGAACACGTAGATGGAAGCATCCGCCGCCATGGTTTCATGGAAGCAGGTGAATGCCTTCTTCAGGAACTCGTACCCTTCCTGGTCGTTCAGATCATCGTTCCTGATCTTCCCGGAAGTGCTCTGGAGGTTGACCAGGTACGGGGGATCCGTCAGGACTAGGTTCGGCTTTACTCTATCCATCAGCTGAGCATACGTTTCCGGCTTGGTGGAATCCCCGCACAGGACCCGGTGCTTTCCCAGCTGCCAGAGGTCCCCGGCTTTGGAAAAGACCGGTTTCTGGAGTTCTTCTTCCACGTTGAAGTCGTCTTCTTTGGCTTCGGTCTCTTCATCGAAGATATGGGCGATTTCATCATCGCTAAAGCCGGTAAGGCTCACATCGAAATCGGCTCCCTGGAGGGATTCGATTTCCACCCGCAGCATTTCTTCGTCCCATCCGGCATCCAGAGCCATCCGGTTGTCGGCCAGGATGTAGGCTTTCTTCTGGGCTTCGGTAAGGTAGTCCACCAGGACGCAGGGTACTTCTTTAATCCCTTCTTCCCGGGCTGCCATCACCCGGCCATGACCGGCGATGATGTTCTTGTCTTTATCGATGATCACCGGGTTGATAAACCCGAATTCCCGGAGGCTGGCCCGGAGCTTGTTGATCTGTTCCGGGGAATGGGTCCGGGCATTATTCACATAGGGAATCAGCTCATCAATGGGGATGAGCTTCATTTCCTTAGTCGTTTTTTCCATACTTTCCTCCCTGTCATACCTTCCGCGACCGCAGCAGCCGCTCCATCACGTCATCCTGGGGCGTGTTGCCGGCAAACTCCACGGAGCAGTTTTCCTTCACCACCTGGTAGATCTGGTACCAGATCTGGTTCACCTGCTTCATGTAGTTCTGGCTCATGGTCACGTACGGGGAAGCGATAGCCGCATTGGTGGTGGGGTGCTTGGCCAGAAAGCCATATTCCGAAATGGCGTGTTCGCACTGAATCCACCGGGACACGGCCATGGCGTACTGGCTGATGAGCTGGGGGCTCACCAGCTTTTCGCAGTGCCGGGCCTTCAGCCACAGCCAGGTTTCCCGGTAGATTTCTTCCGCTTCCAGCTTCCCCCCGTTCCGCTGCTTTTCCTTCATGTAGGCTTTGGGCTCCGGCATATCTTCTCCGGAAAGATCCGCCCCTTCCGGCAGGTCCATCACCTTGAGAGGCCGCTTTCCCGGATTGTCCGGCAGTTTGTCCAGCAGGGCCCTGGGTTTCCGCCCCTGGCCGACTCGCAGTCCGCCCCGCATGGTTCCGTCTTTGGCTATTTTTCACACCCCCATTTTCACCGGGTTAATACCCTTTTTGAAAACGCGTTTTTTTCGCGCGTGACCCCTCGCCCGTTCTGGGTTTGCGGGCTTTCAGAGATTCATACTCCCCCTGGGTATACGACTTTGTATCAGATTTAACATTTTAAAACTCCACTTTTTTATGCCACCTGTCTCCCCGTTTGGCATGGATCCGAGCATGGCAGGCTTTGCATAAAGCGATCAGGTTGTTCCAGTCGTGGGTCCCGCCTTCCGCCAGGGGTTTCTTGTGGTGGACTTCTTCCGCCACCACGTACCGGCCGTTCTGTAAGCACAGCTCACAGAGAGGATGGCTGGCCACGTAGGCATCCCGGATTTTCTTCCAGGTCCTGCCGTACCGTTTCTTCGTACCAGAACTTCGCTCATACTTTTCGTACCGCTTGGCGATGATCTTCTGGTGCTTCTCACAGTACCGGCCGTCCGTCAGGTTCGGGCAGCCTGGGAAGGAACAGGGCCGTTTGGGTTTTCTCGGCACAGCTGCCACCTCCTTTCGGGCATGAAAAAAGCCTTGTAGGATTTTTACATCCCGCAAGGCTTGTCTTTATTCCCTTTTCTCGTGATTCTATCATACCACGAAGGGGCTGTTGAATTCTAGTGTTCTGTTACTGTATTTTCCTGCATTTTACTGCGCTCCTCCAAAATTTTTTCAACGGCTGCCACCCCATCACTGTGGACGGCGTAGATCCACCGGATCCCTTTGCCCATGCTCCGGGCAATGTCCTCCCAGGCATCGAAGTGGATGTACCGGTCCCGGAGGACCAACCGCTGGGCTTCGTCTTCCACCTGGTCGATGACCTGGCCGATCTCATACTTCAGGTCCACCAGCCGATCCACTTCCCGGTTGATCTCCTGCTCCCTCTCCCAGATCTTCTCGATGGTCCGGACGAAGGGAGCTTCCGTGGGCCGGTTGGGGTTGTGGCTTTCTTCCAGCCCGGCTGCCGAGATTCCCAGGCAAAGGTGCCGCAATTCGGCCACTTCCCGAAGATTGCTCTCTATTTTCTTATCCAGGTAGAATCCCTGTTGCAAGTACTCTTTGGCGTTCATGCTTTTCCCTCCAAATCCGCCTTGACAGCTTCAATCAATGCCGCTTGAGAACTGTCTTTCTTTTCCAGGGCTTTCAGGATCCGTTCGTCAATGGTACTCTTGGTTACAATGTGCTGGACAATCACCGTCCGGCTCTCCTGCCCCTGCCGCCAGAGCCTGGCCACCGTTTGCTGGTACAGTTCCAAACTCCAGGTGAGCCCGAACCAGATCAGGATGGACCCACCCTGCTGCAGGTTCAGCCCATGCCCGGCAGAAGCCGGATGAATGAGGGCTACCGGAATCTTCCCGGCATTCCAGTCTGCAAAATCCTGGGAGGACTTCAGCTCCCTGGCTTCCATCCGCTGACAGATCCGCTCCTTGTCATGCCGGAACCAATAGGCCACTAGCACCGGCCGGCCATTGGCACTTTCTACCAAATCTTCCAGGACATCCAACTTTCGGTCGTGAAGATGGATGGTTTTCCCGTCATCGGTGTAGATAGCTCCATTGGCCATCTGGGCCAGCTTCAGGGTAAGGGAGGCCGCATTGGCCGCCGTCACTTCCCCGCCTGGCAATTCCATCACCAGAGACTTTTTGAAGTCATTATACCGCTTCCGCTCCGAGTCCGAAAGATTAACCTCGGTTTTCACACGCACCAGGTCCGGCATCTGCAAATAGTCTGTGGCCTTCATGGACACGGTGATGTCCGCGATCTTTTTGTAGATGGCGTCCTCTGCTCCCGGCAGGGGCTTGTAGGAAAACACCACCATCCCGTTCCGTTTGTCCGGCTGGAAGTAGGTATTCCGGTACTGGCTGATGTATCTCCCCAGACGCTCTCCCATGTCCAGGAGCCGGAACTCCGCCCACAGGTCCATAAGGCCGTTGCCGCTAGGAGTCCCCGTGAGGCCCACGATCCGTTTCACCTTGGGCCGCAGGGCCTTCATGGCTTTGAACCGCTGGGCCTGCTGGTTCTTGAAAGAGGAAAGTTCATCCAGGACCACCATGTCGAAATCCATCCGGCAGTTCTTGCAAAGCCACACCAGGTTCTCCCGGTTCACGATGTAAAGGTCCGCGGGCTTCTGGAGGGCTCGCCTCCGTTCCGTCACGGACCCCACGACCACGCTGCAGGTGAGATCCTTCAGGTGATCCCACTTCCGGAGTTCCTCCGGCCATGTATCTCTGGCTACTCTGATGGGGGCCACGATCAAAACCCGGTGGACTTCAAAGGAGTCATACATCAAATCCCAAATAGCCGTCAAGGTCGTCACCGTCTTGCCGAACCTAAGCCCATATCCAGCAGGAGAGCCGTCACCGGGTGGGTCTTGATGTACTCGATGGCATAGGTCTGGTATGCATGGGGTATGAACTTCATTGGGCATCACCTCCTTCCGCGATGGTCTGCAGCAGCCCGGGGATATCTTCCAGGGCATCCAGGACGAACACCCGGAACCCCAGCTCCCGAAGCTTTTCGTGCCTTTTCACCTGCAGAACCCGTGGTTTCTTCCCCGGTGCCTTCACTTCCACAAAGGCCAGCTTCCCACCAGGAAGAAGGACCAGCCGGTCCGGCATGCCGGAAAAGGAAGGGGAAACGAACTTCACAGCCAGTCCGCCTTTCTTCCTCGTTTCCGTCACCAGCTTCAGTTCTACTTGTTTCTCATTTAAAAAGGACATCTGCTGCCTCCTTTGCCTTTGCCATCACTTCCGCATCCACCGGGGTTCTGGGTTCATGCTTCAGGTCTCCGTAAAACACATTCAGATAGTCATTGCTGACTTCCGGATGGTCATGGAACATGTTGTCTTCCGCCCGGGACCGCACTTCATCAATCTTTTGCAGGACCCGCATGAATTTGTCCGTATCCGTAGACAAAAGGACCTGAGACATGTGGATGGCAAGATTTCCACCCAATGTCCGGAACAGCCGCATTTCGGCTCCCACCAGTTTGTACAGTTCAATCGTCCGTTCTTTCTTGTTGATCATCGCTTTTCCTCCTTCAGTATGGGAGTGACGGTGGTGACACTCTTCAACATACCCTCTCTATAGATCCTTTTTTAAAATCTTCTTTAGGACTTTCAGGTGAGAGTGTCACTACTGTCACTTTTCATAAGGTGCAGGTGGTGAAGGTCTCCAGCATACCTTTATATAGAACTCTTTTAAAAATTCTTCTTTAGGACTGTCAGTAGTAGACCTGCACCCACCTGCACCTTTTAGATTTTTCCATTAATCCCATGGGGTGCAGGTGGTGAAGGTCTCTAACATACCTTTATATAGAACTCTTTTAAAAATTCTTCTTTAGGACTGTCAGTAGTAGACCTGCACCCACCTGCACCTTTTAGATTTTTCCATTAATCCCATGGGGTGCAGGTGGTGAAGGTCTTCAACATACCTTTATATAGAACTTCTTAAAAAATTCTTCTTTAGGACTGTCAGTAGTAGACCTGCACCCACCTGCACCTTTTAGTCCAGAAAATCCTGTCCTTCTTTCAACCGCAGCCCGTGAACAACGATTCCTTTCTTCGTCTTGTGACGGAAGAACCCCGCCTTCTCCAGATTCCCATAGAAATCCGAAGTGCTTCTGGTGTATTCACCAGTCTGCATACAGACGATCCGGTACTGCTGGTACAAATCCCCCGACTTCTCCGTGAAGGAGGGATCCACGTCACAATGGGCGTCCAGGAATTGTCCCAGCCAATCGTTGTCCTCCCGGTATTTCTCTACCGCTTTCCGCACGGCTTCCGGTTCCTCAATCTTGAACTTCTTCCGGATGGCAGCTTCCGCGCCTTCAATGACCCACTTCAAAATGGCCGGCCCGGCTTGTTCGAACAGGTAGTCCGAATAGTTCTTGATGTCGTTTTTCCGGGTAATCCTGGCGTTGAAGGGAATGATAATCAGCCTCCGCCAGGTGCCGTCATCGTTGGCGGCCACTTTCGGCAGGTGGTTGGTGTAAAGGACCAGTGTGTGGGAGGGGACGAAATGGAAGGGAGTCTTGAACTTCTTCTCCGCTTCGATGGGGTCCACAGAACAGATCTGCTTCACCATCCCCGTATTGAGCCGCTGGCCTTCTTCCAGTTCGGAAGCGATGATCAGCCGCTTCCCTTTCAGTTCTGCAATTTCCGGTTTTACGTTTCGCCGGCAGTTCATGGTCATGGTCTCGGCGGAAATCTTGCCGGAATACAACCCCAGCACCCTGGCGATGGTGTTCCAGAAGGTGGATTTCCCGTTGGCCCCGCCGCCATAGGCGATAATCATCTGTTCGGCATAGACTCGGCCCACTGCGGCCATCCCCACGATCTGCTGCACGTACCGGATCAGCTCCTGGTCCTTGCAGAAGAACAGGTCCAGGCTTTCCTGCCACATGTTTCCTCCCTGGGTTCCGGGAGAGCAGGCGGTGACTTTGGTGATCATGTCATCCGGGTCATGAGGCCGTTTTCCCTGCATCCCTTTGGAAAGGTCGTAGGTGGCTTCCGGGGTGTTCAAAAGTTCCGGATCATAGTCCAGCTCGGAAACATCCAGGGCCAGCATGGGGGTGGCGGCATTCTGGACATTGAGAATGTTCTTGTAGTTCCGGTTTTTCATGACGAATTTCTTGTAAGCATCCGCGCTGAGAAGGGCCGTCAGCAAATGGACTTTTTCCCCGGGAATCTGGTTGGCCAGGGTCTTGCTTCTGGACTTCACGTCTTCCCGGGAGATCCCGATGGCGGTCAGGTCATCTTCTGCCTGGCGGATCTTTTCTTCTGCGTCTGCCAGCTGGTCATCCATAAAGTCCTCGATGACGCCCAGAGGCTTATGTTCATCTTCATCCCAATGATTACCCACGTAGGCGATGTACTTCGTAGCACTGGTGTACCGAAGGCGTCCCATACAGGTCCGGGCCAGGACTTTGGCTTCCCCGATGTCCGAGAAGTCATCCGGCTGGAGGGACTGGTGGCCAACAGCTTTGTTGTATTCATCCGGGGGCACATACCCCTCGCTTTGCTGGATTTTGTTCCGGAAGAACTTCAGGGCACTTTTCCAGATGGTGTCTAGCTCTTTTTCCGGAAGCCGCGGTTCGCAATTCTCAGCCCGCTGCAGGTAGGCTTCGTAGGCTTTTTCCGTATCCCCATACCGCTTCAGCACCCGGCCGGCAAAGTGGGACATGGTGTTGTTCCGGTTGCCTTCCGGGATAGAACTCCCGGTATAGAAGGGAGGTTCCGTCTGGTCGGGTTCCAAAGGTCCCAGGCCGGCCAGAAAATCCGTGATGGTTTGCTTCCCTTCCTGCCAGAAGATAGCTTCCGGCACCACTTCCGTGCCATACAGGAACCGGGCTGCATCCAGAGCCTGGGCGTCGAAGAAGGGAAACTCTTCCCGGATCCCCTGCTTCAGGGCCGTATAGGCTTTTTCGTCCTGCACTTCGGTGATGGGAAAATACGCATGGAACCGGGGCCGGGCTTTCCGGCCTTCCTTGGCTTTCCCGCTATTCCGGGACGGGACGATGGCCACAGCCACGTTTG